CACTCCTGTTCGATGATCATGAAGCATCGCAACAGATCGCGTCGAGGCTGCTCAGTAAACATCACTCAGAGATAGCGTCTGCCTCATTCAAATGGCTTTGTAGGAACAAAGCCGCCATGGCTGCCGGGGTGAAAATACCTGGTTCCGTGAAGAAGGCCTCTCCAATGGAAAGGCATCTTTGCGGGGGAGAGTGTGATTTCATCATTGTTTTGGCCCTCGATGTCTGGAATGACCTCAGTGGCCCACAACGGGTTGCACTCGTCGATCACCTTCTCACCAGGTGTGTCGGAACTGAAGATGAGAAGACCGGAGAGATGAAATACAGCATTCGTCCTCCCCAAGTTCAAGAATTCCCGGAGATCGCCGAGAGGTACGGAAGGTGGAACGACGGACTCGTCGAGCTCGGAGCTTGTCTGGACAATAAGTAAGTCGTTTATCCCTGCGGCGACTATGGACAGCAAGTCTCCTCAGATCCTAGCTGCCGCAGGGTGGATTTCTTCTTTCTTGACTGAGGACCGTGAAAGAAGCTCTTTCGGTATGACCGTCATATCGATGATTTTGAAGCGGAAGACCCATCAGTTCACTAACGCGCTTGCTTCTTATATCGCGTTCGACAAGTTTCCTATCTGTTCGGACTCGGCTTCTGTAGCGAAAGCTATGGATGCTGTCGGGCTTCGTGGAACTGACCAGATTTTCCTTCCGCGCTTCACTGTTGATGTTAGCAATCATTCCGTCGTCGCTAACGGGTTTCAGGTGTACCCGTTATGGATGCTCGACCTAAAGTATCGACCGACCAGATTTTCTGAAGTCGTAGGGAATGCGGGAGTAGTTAAGGCGCTACTCGCCCGTAGCCGCGGAGGCAGCCTTCACGGGCGGTCCATGATGTTCGGCGGTCCGAAAGGCTGCGGGAAGACCTCGCTCGCTCGGATATCTGCCCGTGCCGCCTCATGTTCTGACATCCGTGATGGTGAGCCGTGCAATGAGTGCGCTGTCTGTCTTTCGCTCCTGAATGAATCATCTTCCAGTTTTGAAGAGTTCGATGCTGCATCTCATGGATCGGTCGATAGGATCAGATCTATGGTTGACGATCTCGAGTATGGAACTGTCGACGGTCTAAAACCTGTTCTGATTCTAGATGAAGCACACAGGCTCGGTCCGGCCGCCCAGGACGCCATGCTTAAGGCCATGGAGGAGCGGAGGATGACTGTGATCCTCTGCACGACGGAACCTGGGAAGATCAGACCGGCTGTTCGTGACCGTGTCGAAGAGTATCCGATACGCCCTCCGTCCGAAGATCAAGCTCTGGCCTGGCTTAGTTCAATATGTAAGTCGGAGTCCATTGCTGTGGAGGATGGGGTTCTTCTCGAGATTGTGAAATCCAATGGATGTTCTCCTCGTTCATGTTTGAACTCGGTATGGACGATGTCCGTATCCGGTGGAGTAACCATTGCAGCGGTAAAAGATCTTTTCCGCTATCTTCAAATTGAAACTATTGCTCGGATCCTTCGTGATGTTACGAAGAACCCCGTGATCTCGTTTTCGGAGCTTGACTCCGTTATGGCATCTGAATCTCCTGCCTGGATTCGTGACACCATAGTCAAACTAATCTCGTCGGCAGCTAGAGCGTCCGTCGGTTCACCGCCGCGACATGGCTACCCGACCTGGTTTTATGAGTCTAGAAACCCCAGCGAATGGTCTTCAATAGCGAGGTTTCTATCTTCAGTTGATAGACCGTCCGCAGCCGATATCGAACTGGCGATAATTTCAGACAATTTCTTCACGCCGCGTCCTGACCTCCCGCATGAAGTATCGCCTATTCTTCCAGCCCAGGTCCCGGTTCCTTCTGTCCAAGCCCCAGCCCCAGTCGTCCAACCACCAGTCCAAGTCGTCCAAACACCAATCCAACCCCCTCAGGCGGTCATTAAAGAGATCGCTCAGGTTCCGATCGCTCTAAAAAGTATAGAGCTTGATGGGGTTACCTTTCGGTCGGACGAGAAACTGACGACTTTGGATGATAAGATGGAACCAAGTCGAGGCGTGTCTGCCCCAGATGAAAGCGTCGAGGTAGAGTTCGATAACTCAAGAATTCCAATGTCCGAACAGGAGTTTTCTCGTGCCTTCCTCGAACGATTCTCCTAAGACCCCAAAGGTCAAGGTTCAACGCAAATGGGTAGTCGTTCAGCTTTCGCATGCCGGGGAGCGTGAGAAGAACATATCTGCCTTGGAAAAGTCCATTAAACGAATTGTTGGACAACTCGAGGTGTTCGTCCCAGCCGCTTCTCAATCTACGAAGGACGGTGTGCGCGACGATTCGAACACGATGTTCTATATGGACGGGTATGTCTTTGTTGAATATCGTCCCGGCATTAACTATGGGAAACTATCAGATACCACATACTTCTCCTCCGTCCTATCTGTTGGACGTGAATATCACCTGCTCAATGACTCGGATATCAATCCGCTCAAGAAGGGTGTTCAGAAGATGAAGGTCGGTTCATTTTCTGAAGGAGATGAAGTGAAAGTGACTAAAGGCACTTTCAAAGACCTTCCTGGGAAGGTAACCATCGTCTACGACGGCAATGAAGTAGTTCAAGTCGAAACTGGATTTCTTTCGAAGCGTATGCTCATAGATTTTCCCTCGAGTTATCTCAAGAAGTCGGAGAGCCGTTGAGAACCCCAGGAGGTGGTGAGACCGAGAGGCACGTTCTCGTCGATGGCGGGAACCTTGTGCACAGGGCTTTCTATTCTCACGTCGTCGCTAGAGAAAAGTCCGGTAGGCCGGCTTTCACGACGTCTGGTGGTGTCGAGACCGGAACTGTCTTCGGGTCAATGGCAATGCTCGGGTCATGGCTTCACGACATGGGAAAGATTTCGCGCATATCTGTATTTTTTGACGGTCGCCCATCCAGGAGGCTATCAGTAGACCCGTCTTACAAGAGCAATAGGGTCGCATCCGTCGGTCCTCAGTCCCCACATGCTCCCGTGAATGTTTGTGGTAATTCATGTGCACATCCAGTCGAGGTTCTATCCACCATTCTTTCTCGCCTTGGCTGTGACGTCTACCGTGATTCGAACGAAGAAGCCGATGACCTGATAGCGAGTTTCTGCGCTTCGCGACCTGAATCCGTTAGAATTATCGTATCTGACGACAAAGATTTCTTCCAGCTCTTGACTGACCCGCGCGTTATCATTTATAGGCCAGGGTCTGGAGAAGAGCGTTTCTTTGATTCTTCAGCCGCTGAACGCCACTGGGCCGGTCTCCAAGGTGGTAAACACCCTCCCATTCCATCTGCTCATGTAAGAATGTTCAAAAGCCTGTGTGGCGACCCGTCTGACGGGATACACGGGGTTGAGAGGCTCAGGAAGAAGGTTGCTGCGGCTTTGTGCCATCACTCCTCGGTCGAATCTCTTTTGAACGGAGGTCTTCCTGGTCTCTCTGACTCTGAGAAACAGAAGGTCGTTGAATCCGCAAAGAGGATAGAGACTAACTTCGACATAGTTGGTCTGAAGTCCGACCTTGACCTATCTAAGCACATAATCCAAGGCCATCCGGATTTTGAGGCTGCAATGGGGGCGTTGGAAGCCCTGGAGATATTTAGTGTTGACATTTCCGGGTTCCGAAAGGTATTCTCCGACCCTAAACCCGATCCGTTCTTGGCTCAAATCCCAGACTGGCTGTCGAATATCTGATGGCCATTCGGTAGGGTAAGTAGCACCTCTTTGGTGGAGACTTATACGTATACGCAGACGGGACGCCTTTATAGCGTCCACGCGACGACGTACGTTAAGACCCATACCGATTCACCGGAGAGACATGTCACATCTGATCGTCCAGGATCCATCTTCCATTTCCGGAAGGTTCAGCACCAAATACAGACTCGGACACACTTTCGAGGAGGACGACCTAGACGAACTCATTGAAAAAGGCTTGGCTCCGTATGAGGAGCAAGACCTGACATCGATGCTCGTCGGATCCGGTGGCCTTGACTACTCGGCTATCGAAAGATATCTATCGAAGATTCCGCCGCGCGAAGCGGACCTCATTCGTCTGTATTACAGGGATCGGATGAAGCAGGAACAGATCGCGAAACTATTCCGGATAACTCAGGCCGCTGTGTCGTATAGGCTCCATAGAGGAATACGTCGAATTCAGTTTCTTCGAACGATTCCGGAGCTCGACAGAGATACATTCGATCTCGATCTCGGATCAAAGTTCTCAGATCAGGATAGGGAGATCCTATGGAGAATGTACGAAACGACGTGTCAATCTGAGATTGCGAAGCTCATGGGTCTGACTCAGGGTCGCGTCCGTCATCGCTTTTTCCGAGGGCTTCAGAGGATCAAGGACCTCATTCGTGAGGAAATTCGTGAGAAGCATCTCCAACTTCAGTCCATCTTCAAACGCGGCATTCCCGTAGGTGATCGAGAGGACTTCCAGGCTCTTGACCTCGAGCTATCAGAGGCAGATGCGGAGCTCAGTACCGCAGACGCTGAGCTGAAGGCCTCGCTCAAAGCGTCTAAATATGGGAAGTATTGGACGGTGTTCTTCGCGATAAGCGACAAACACTTCAATATCCTTCACGAAGTCTCGCTCCCGCAGTTTAAGGACCGCGGCGATGCGCAGATTTTGCCTATTGAATGAATGGGTATCGTTCTAAATGTTCCTCTCCGAAGACTCCCCCAAGCCTGTTCGAAATGCTTACTGGTATTCCGCCAACAGGACATTTCTCGTTCTGTTGCTTCAAGAATTCGCAGTGGGGAT